AACAACGAGGCTAGAATGATGATGCTGTCATTCGCACAGCGAGAGACTATCCACATGCGTAGCTATGCATTGCTCAATGACACCCTAGGGTTTCCAGAGTCAGAGTACACAGCGTTTCTAGAATATGAAGCGATGGCTGACAAGATTGAGTTTATGCAAACATTTGACCCAGACACTAAGCAAGGCCTAGCCAAGGCTATTGCTCAGACTGTCTGCAATGAGGGCATGAGTCTGTTCAGTGCTTTCGTAATGCTTCTTAACTTCCAACGATTTGGAAAGCTTAAGGGCATGTGTGAGATTGTCGAATGGTCAATACGTGATGAGACAATGCATGTCGATGGTATGACTGCATTGTTTCGCCAATACATTACTGAAAACCCAGAGGTGGTTACTGATGAATTTAAACAGTCTATCTACGATATGTATCGGACTGCGGTTACGCTTGAAGATAAGGTTATTGATTTGGCGTTTGAACTTGGTGCTATGGAAGGTATCACTCAAAGCGAGGTTAAAGAATATATACGCTATATCGCAGATAGACGATTAACTAACCTTGGTCTTAAGCCTAACTGGGATATTGAATCTAACCCATTGCCTTGGCTAGATTGGGTTTTAAATGGTGACTCCTTTAAGAATTTCTTTGAGGGTCGTGTTACAGATTACTCAGCAGACGGAATGTCTGGTGACTCATGGGGATGGTAAACATGCCACGACAACAACGTAAGCTAAAACCAAAGCGTGAAATTAAAGATAAGTTCATGGAAGAACGTACAACACGGACAGCACTCCAGCCGAAAACTAAAATGCAAGCAAGGTACATTGAAGCTATTACTAACTTCACTCAGACCATAAGCTTGGGCTGTGCTGGAACAGGTAAGACTTACATAGCTAGCACTATGGCAGCGCAGCTTTACATGCAAGGAACCATCAATAAGATAATTCTCACTCGACCAAATGTCCCCTCGTCAAGAAGTTTAGGGTCATTTCCTGGCACTATAGAAGAGAAGATGGCTCCTTGGACTACGCCTGTGGTTGAAGTGCTTAAGAACTGCATGGGTGGGGCGTATGAGAACGCAGTACGCAATGGTGCAATCATCGTAGCTCCCTTTGAAACCATGCGGGGGTCCTCATTCAGTGACGCATTTGTCATTATGGATGAGGCACAGAACACAACACCAGAAGAGATGAAAATGTTTACCACCAGAATTGGTGAGAACTGCCGCATCGTAATCAATGGTGACATTGCACAATCAGACATCCGTCAAACCAGTGGCCTATCCACAATCATAGACCTTGCACAACGCTTCAACCTACCCGTACCAGTTATTGAATTTGGTATTGATGATGTTGTTCGTAGTAAAGAATGTAAGATGTGGATTGAGGCCTTTCATAAAAGTCAACCAAAGGTTGCGCTATAAGAAGGTTCCTATATGGACTTACCTGAATTTCCCTATGTTCCTTTAGAACTCGTTGAGTATCTAGAGAAGATAGTCCCCGATTGCGTTCCCCGTCTTGATGATACGGAGCGTGAAATATTCCACAATGTTGGTGCTGTCCATGTTGTTGCTTTATTAAGAATGCAATATGAAGCCCAAAATCAAATAGAACAAACGGAGCATTAATATATGTGTTTTGGCGGCTCAAAACCAGCACCTACACCACCCCCACCACCACCACCAGCGTCATTAGCCCCAGAGGTTCCTAAGATTGGCGTTAATGCTGAGAAGGATTCTTCACGCGGACAACAAAATCGTAAGAAGAAAGGCACTAGCTCACTACGCATTGAGCGTTCAGTAGGTGGTACTTCCTCTGGCACTGGTACTAACATCCCAACAAAGTAGGAAACTATGACCTCTATTCGACAACGATATGAAAAGTTGGAGACAGAGCGTACACCATTTCTAGATAGGGCAAGAGAATGCAGCAAGCTAACTCTCCCTACTCTAGTTCCTGACTCAGGACATAGTGCCAGTAGTAAATTCTATACGCCATTCCAAGGCATAGGTGCGCGTGGTGTAAACAACCTAGCATCTAAATTACTACTAGCATTGGTTCCACCTAACTCACCTTTCTTTCGCTTAACAGTGGATGACTTTAAGTTACAGGAACTCACCCAACAAGAGGGTGCAAGAGCAGAAGTGGAAGAAGCATTGTCCTCAATTGAACGCGCAGTGATGTCTGAGATTGAATCTAGCTCAGTACGCATTGCAACATTTGAAGCACTTAAACACCTGTTAGTTGCTGGTAATGTATTGCTATATCTCCCTGAAACTGAGGGTGGTATGCGTGTGTTCCACATGGACAGGTATGTAATCAAGCGTGACCCAATGGGGAATGCTTTAGAACTGATTACCAAAGAAGATATTTCTCCTGAAACATTAGCACCAGAACTACAAGCTTTGTGTGACATGGACCCACAAGAAGGCGATGTACATGGTTATGAATCAGTAGAGCTATACACTCGCATTGTCCGTGATGGGAAAAACTGGAAGGTTAACCAAGAGCTTAAAGGAAAGATGGTCCCTGATTCAGAAGGCACATACCCTTTAGATAAGACTCCTTGGATACCTTTAAGACTTTCTCGTATTGACGGAGAATCTTGGGGTCGTGGTTATGTTGAAGAATATCTAGGTGACCTTAAGTCACTAGAAACTTTAACCCAAGCCATCGTTGAAGGTTCTGCGGCATCAGCCAAAGTTCTATTCTTGGTCCGACCCAATGGCACAACCCGTGCGCGTGTTCTTGCTGAAGCCCCTAATGGAGCTATCCGTGAGGGTGATGCAAATGATGTAAGTACACTACAAGTTCAGAAGCAAGGCGACTTCCAGATTGCGTTCCAGACAGCACAGGAAATCAAAGAGCGTTTAGCTTACGCCTTCTTAATGAACTCATCAGTACAGCGCAACGCTGAACGTGTTACGGCTGAAGAAATCCGATACATGGCAGGAGAATTAGAGGATGCCCTAGGTGGTATCTACTCAATCCTGTCTCAGGAATTCCAGCTACCTTTAGTAAACCGATTACTTTTACAAATGCAGAAGCAGCGCAAAGTTCCTTCTCTTCCTAAAGGTATCGTCCAACCCACAATCACCACTGGCCTTGAAGCACTTGGTCGTGGACATGATTTAAATAAACTAGCAGCCATGTTGGAACAGCTTAGTCAGTTAGGCCCAGAAACATTAATGAAGTACATGAACATTGGAGATTATATCTCGCGTGTTGGTACATCATTAGGTATTGATATGAAGGGCTTAATTAAATCTGATGAAGAAATACAACAAGAATCTGAACAAGCAATGATGCAACAAACTGGGCAGCAATTAGCACCCCAAGCATTTGATGCTGTTAAAGAACAGATGATGGCGCAACAAGGAAATGAAGAACAGTAATGGTAGAATCAGTCACAATTAAGCAAGAGCCACAACCTGAGTCCCAAGAGCATATTGATGCGATGGTAGCAAAGGCGGACAACGCTCAAAATGAACCTGTTCAGGAGAACCTAGAATCCACAACGGATGAAAGGCCTGAATGGTTACCAGAAAAGTTCAAGACCCCTGAAGACTTAGCTAAATCTTATGCTGAGTTGGAGAAGAAGATGTCAGGAGGAACCGAACAGGCTATCAACAAAGCTGAAGGTTCTGAAACTGAAATCCCCTCCAGCGAGGCAGCAGATGTAGTTGAAAATGCTGGGCTAAACTTTGATGCTATGCAAGAAGAGTATCAAGCTAATCAAGGTTTAACTGAAGCAACTTATGAGTCATTAGCCAAGTCAGGAATTCCAAAGGAAGTCGTGGACTCATACATCGCAGGTCAAGAGCAGCTAGCTACCTCACTAAGAACAACTATGTTTGACAGTGTTGGTGGTGAAGAAGCTTATGGCTCAATGATGGAATGGGCAAGTACGAACCTGACACCTAATGAAACAGAAGCCTACAACGCCACAATGAACAGTGGTAACTCTGACCAGATTCAGATGACTGTTCATGGTTTAAAGGCACGTTACACAGCCGCCAATGGTAGTGACCCTAAATTAATTAGCGGTGACACTACTTCTGCAAATGCAGGTGGACGCTTTGATAGCGTAGCCCAATTAACGGAAGCAATGAGGGACCCTAGGTACGCCAAGGATTCAGCATTCCGACAAAGTGTTCAGAATAAACTTTCAAATTCCTCAATTCTGTAACACTTTTATAAGTCCTCCTTTAGCCTCGCGGCAGGGAGGCATCCCCTTATTCCAAAAGCCCAAAGCTATTAATGACAAAGAAACTGTGCCTCTGCGGAGGGTAACGCTGTGGGAAGTTATTGAGTGCTGAAGCCTCAAGGAACAAAACAACTTGAAACTTCAATCCTCTTTACAAGGTATTAAAAAATGAGTAATGCAACTGTATCACGCATCGGACAAGTCAATGGCGCAAACGCCACTGATGCTTTATTTCTAAAATTATTCGCTGGTGAAGTAATCACTCAGTTTGAAGAAAAGAATATCATGATGGGCTTACATCAAGTCCGCACTATTAACAATGGCAAGTCAGCTTCTTTCCCTGTAATGGGCACTGCATCTGCAGCTTACCATTCTGTTGGTGAAGAAATCTTAGGTGGTTCTGTTAAACACGCTGAAAAGATTATCGCTGTCGACGATTTGCTGGTAGCACCCGCGTTCATTTCGAATATTGATGAGGCGAAAAACCACTACGATGTTCGCGCAACCTACACTTCTGAGTTAGGTAATGCATTGGCTAACACCTTTGATAAGAACGCTTTACGCATGGTAGTGCAAGCTGCCCGTGGTACTGAGACTATCACTGGTACTGGCAAAGCTGGCCTTCAGATTTCTAAGGCTAACTACACAACTACTGCCAACATCATCGCTGCTTTGTTTGAAGCTGCTGAAGAGATGGACAGCAAGGACATTCCTTCTGATGGTCGTGTAGCTGTAGTATCACCTGCAATCTATTACAAGATGGCACAAGACACCACAATCATGAACAAAGATTGGGGCGGTGCTGGTGTTTACGCTGATGCGAAAGTAATCCGTGTAGCAGGCATTGCAATTGTAATGTCTAACCACTTGCCAACTGGCGCACAGACTGCGACTACTGGTGAGAACAACACTTACCATGCAGACTTCACCAAGACCAAAGCTGTTGTATTCCATGCATCTGCTATCGGTACTGTTAAGTTGATGGACTTGGCACTTGAGTCTGAGTACGACATTCGTCGTCAAGGTACTTTGTTTGTTGCTAAGTACGCAATGGGTTCTGGCGTGTTACGTCCAGAATGTGCCATTGAATTAAAGCTTACATAAGCTAAAACATAAAGGGGAACTTCGGTTCCCTTTTTTTTAATATTTCAAAGGCCGCGATATGTCACTAGCACCTACGACTGAACTAGAAGCAGTCAACACAATGCTGAATACTATTGGTGAAGCTCCTGTAAACACGCTAGTCAATATGACTTCTGTGGATGCAAGTTCGGCTTTGTCAATTTTAAACTCAGTGAACCGCGAGGTTCAAAGCCAAGGGTGGTTCTTCAATACTGAATACAATTACCCATTAACTCTTAACCAAGATTCAGAACTGCCATTACCAGCCAACACACTATCAATGGATTCTACTACAGAGTCTGAAAAGCATGATGTTGTGCAGCGTGGTTTTAAAGCATACGACAGGCTAAATCATACATTCACTTTTACTGAGGCAGTCAAAGCTGACCTAGTAGTGCTATTAGATTTTGGTGACATACCAGAAGCAGCAAAGAACTACATCGTTCTTAGAGCATCTCGTATTTTCCAAGACAGAACACTAAGCTCAGACTCTTTGCATCAAATGAATCGTGAAGATGAATACTTAGCATTAACAACACTCCGCCTTAAGGAATCAGAGAATGCAGATTACAACATTCTTACAGGTAACTATTCCGTAAGCCGAATACTAACGAGGTAACACATGGGACTTGTAAGCAGTTCAATACCCAACCTAGCTAATGGTGTCTCGCAGCAGGCCTCTAGTGTCCGTCTTATGTCGCAAGGCCAAGAACAGATTAATGCCTTTAGCTCAATCATAAGTGGACTTAGAAAGCGTCCACCTACAGAACACATGGCTACCCTAATATCCAATGCTTCTGCTAGTGATAATTATTTTATACATACTATTAATAGAGATGTGACTGAGCGTTACTTGGTATTAGCAAACAATACGGGCCTCCGTATATTTGACTTTACAGGAACTGAGTTTACTGTGAACACCCCATCAGGATATGGATACCTTTCAACAGGTAATCCTCTTACTGATTTTAAAGCAGTTACTATTGCTGATTACACTTTCTTATTAAACAAAACTATAACCACTGCATCTATTCCCACTACTACAACAGCACCTTACCCTGATGGTGTTGTCCATGTTAGGCAAGGTAACTACGCTACAGACTACAAAGTCCTTATAGATGGTGTGGTGAAGGCTAGTTACACAACATCTTCTTCTGATGTAACAACATTAAAGACTAACGGAATTGCAACGAACCTAGGCAACCAGTTAGTCAACTCTTTAGGAAGTGCGTATACACTAACCCGTAAAGGAAACGCGATAAGAATTCAGCGTACAGATGGTTATGACTTTACTTTAACAACTGAAGATTCCTTCGGTAACAAAGCATTGATACCAGCTAAAGGTTCTATACAAAGATTCTCAGACTTACCAGCGCAAGCATTCGATGGGTTTCAAATTGAAATCATTGGTGAGAAAGCTTCAGACAGTGATAATTACTATGTTGAGTATGAACAGGGTGATGATGCTGTTGGTGTATGGAAAGAGACTGTTGGTGTAGGCGCAGACAACACAATCAACCCTGTAACTATGCCGTGGAAACTTGTGCGTAATGCAGACACATCATTTACTTTTGAACCAAACACATGGGGAAGGCGATTAGCTGGAGATTTAATATCTGCTCCTGAACCTAGCTTTATTGGGCGCAAGCTTAATGATGTTTTCTTTCACAGAAACCGCTTTGGTGTGATTGCTGATGAGAATGTAATCTTTAGTCGCTCTGGTAAATACTTTGAATTTTACCCTGAGACTGTAACCACCTTGCTTGCAACAGACCCTATTGATGTGGCAGTTAGTCACACAAAGGTATCTATACTCAGACACGCTATTCCATTTAACGAGACATTGCTTCTGTTCTCTGACCAAACCCAGTTCACTTTAAGTGCTGGAGACTCATTGACTCCTGAAACTGTGTCCATAAATCAGACTACTGAATATGAATCTTCTTTACAAGCAGAGCCTGTTGGTGCTGGTGAGTATGTTTACTTCGCCACTAACAGAGAGGGCTTCACGGGTATTCGTGAGTTCTTCGTTCAAGCAGATACTGCAAGCAACATTGCTATTGATGCGACCCTCAATGTCCCTCGTTATATAAAAGGTAAAGCCACCTCAATGGTATCTAACACCAACGAGGATATGTTGTTTGTTCTTACTGATGGTACGTTCACAACGCCAACTTGCTACATCTATAAATACTTAAGACAGCAAGGTGAAGCACTGCAGATTTCTTGGTCCAAATGGGAATTCCCTAACTGTGACAAGATACTAAGTATAGGCACAATTGAGTCTACTGTTTACTGGGTGATGAAGCGTGGTTCGCTTATCACTTTAGAAAAGATGCAATTGCAAGAGTCACCTGAAGTTACTGCTACAGGTAAGATGGTCTATCTTGATGCGCTTCGTGCAGGAACTGATGAACTGACAAACCAAAGTGAAGTGTCTATTGATGGTGAAAGCTTTGTCGGCTATCCATACACAATGTCATATACATTCTCTACTCAGTACAAACGCTCCCAAGGAATGGGTAACAGTCAACTTACTGATACTTCTGGCAGGCTACAGATGCGTAGCTTCAAGATACTCTACGAGAATACAGGACGCTTTACTGTGAACACATCTTCACAAGGAGCGACTAACTCTTATGAGTACACGGGAGAAGCTTTAGGTCTTCAAACATTAGGCCAAGTGTCTCTTGAATCTGGTGTGTTCCAGTTCCCTGTTCAATCTAAGAATGACCGATTAACCATCACAGTCAGTAATGCAACCCATTACCCATCTGCATTTCAATCAGCAGAATGGACAGGGTTCTACACCACTCTATCTAGGAGAATATAAATGGTAGCAAGCGTAAGGCTAGCAACAGTGAACGACTGTAATACGTTAGGTCCACGCTTGCGCGATGCCGATGTCCATGAGTTAAAAGTATCTGTGGGTTTAGAACCTATTGAGGCTTTGACTCAGGCCTTTAATAACTCTGATGCAGCATACGTTGCACTAGATGAGGGGGGTTTTCCTATACTAATGTTTGGGGTAGTTAATTCAAGCCAGGATTTTGTTGGAGTCCCGTGGATGCTAGGAAGTTCTGGCATCTATAAACACACTAGACAGCTTACGGCTGAATGCAAACACTGGTTAGAAGTAGTCCACAAAGACTACGACCTGCTATTTAATTATGTCCACTCAGAGAACCCGAAAGCAATACGCTGGCTACAATGGATGGGCTTTACTATGGTCCGTCTTATACCTTATGGGATAGGACAAGAACTCTTCTACGAATTTATAAAGGTCAAATAAAATGTGCTCTCCAATGATAGCATCAATGGCATCGTCTGCTCTTAAGTTTCAAGAGAAACAGCAACAGGCAGATGCTCAGAACAAAGCAGCGCGTGAAGATTACTTCCAGAAAGTACGCCAGACGCAGCTAGCTTCACTCCAAGAACAAACATCATTATCAGCTTCATTATTTGAAGACACTCTGGTTGCCAAGCAGAACGATGCTGCTATTTATGCAGGCCAAGAATTTCAAACTGGTTCAATAATTGGTGCGTTGTCTAGAAACCAAAGAGCAATTGAAGCTCGTAACGCACATAACATTCAGGATAACTATTCTATGGGTGTTCAGCAAAAGCAATACGAAATGCAAGGCTACCAAACACAATCAGATGGTCGCAGTGTGCAAGGGCCTAGTCCATTTGTTACTGGTCTAGAAATCTATGATGCTTACAACAAGAGTAATCCCTAATGGCTAGACAACAATTACAGGTAACTGCTCTGCGCCCACAAGCAAGAGCAATGGACACATATGTTCGTCCAGAAGTTCAAAAGAATGCAGACGCTATTGGTAAGCTTCTTCAGTCTATAGACAAAACAGACAATGACCGCGCTATAAAGAATGCAGAGATTAATGCAGTAACTGAAGCTTTAGGCAAAGGCCCAGAAGACCTTCATAGCAGAGTAGGATTTGCAAGCACACGGCCTGATGCAGTTGCCTACAGGTTTGAGCAACGTGGATTGAGATATGCCCTTGACTCATTACCAGAAATGGAATCTGCCTATCAGGAATTCCTTTTAGGTTCTAATGATATGGGCACTGACATAGAGCCTTTTCTTGATGGGCTGTATGGTGGAGTATTATCTAAGATTAACGATGGTGGCGGTAGTCAGTTCTTAATGGCTGGCGCAAGTGAAACTCTTGTGAATGCCAAGCTTGACATGCAGAAAAGACACATGGAGTACATTGATAAAAGAGCCAGAGATGAAACAATGGAAAACCTGTCAATGCGTGTGGATGGCATTGTCCATCAGAAGCTAGCGAACAGTCGCACTGATGGAATGGGTGGAACATTACCATCTCAACCATTACCTGACCGCATTAAAGATATGGATTCATTAGCTGTTGAAATATCACAAACAACTCACCTAACAAAAGGCCAAGCTAACAAAGCTGTGTTTGAATCATTACTTGCAATGGCTGCTGGCAATGAACCTGAGAATGCTGAAAGGTATCTCCACATGGCAAAGCTAGTAAGGTATGCAAAAGGAAAGAATGGCGAGTTAAGGCCTGAAGCATTTGAAGCAATTCAACAGGCAGAATACGCTGCAGATTCTAAGATTAACAGTAAGGCAATTGCTGACGCTGCTGCACAAAAAGCAGCACAAGCAAAAGCAGCAAAGGGCGCATACTCAGACTTTATAACTTCATTAACTGAAACTGAAGACAGAGTGACTCAACTTACTCCAGAGACAATTCAATACCTAGTTGACAACGCTGACATGACTCCTGAAAAGATACAGGCAACCATGACTGCTGTTAATAAACTCACAGGTGGAACAGAGAGTAAGCCACAAGAGATGGCATTTATTAGTTTCTCTACAGCACTTATGTCAAATCGTCAAAACCCAAATATTGTTGCTTCATACGCTGAATTAATGAAAGCAGTTGCTAACGAAGACATTCATCCTTCTAGATTAAAAGAAGTGCAAGCCATGCTGAAAGGAATTGAGCAAGCTGCTCCATTAATTAACAACCTGCTAAACACACAGCCCAGAGGTTTATGGGTTTCAAGCATTGTTAAAATGGAAGATGAATTTGACAGAGGTGGACTTGCTTTAAAAGCAGAGCTTACTGGTAAATGGAATGATGAATTTAATAAGCTTATAGACCAGCATTATGAAGAAGAGGGTGCAGTGGCTCCTTCTACTACGCAAATGCAAAGAATGTCGGAACATGTAAAGAATGTCATGGACGCTAATTACAGTGAGTTAGTTGCTGAAAGAGCAGAAGAAGATGTTGCTTACAAGGACTACAAGCTTGGTGTAAATGCAGCAATAAAGACTTCTGAAAATAGTAATGAAGGAGATGGCAAACTAAACATGGGAGGCGAAGCCGCAGACTATCTTATCGACTCGACAATAGGAACATCTGGTTTGACGCATTGGTCTGGTGAGTTACCTACCGACATAATTCATGCCAATATCGAAGATGTCATGAGAAGGGCTGCTTTGTTTAATCCAGCAAAGGAATTTACTTTAGAGGAAGCTAAATCTTTAGAAGAAGAACTCCTAGTAGGAAAGACCAACGCAGAAATGTTTGATTTACAATTCGGTGATGGCGCATTCGCCCGTTACTATAAAGAATATGGCCCTCCTTTAAGGCTATCAACTTATAAGGCCAGCCTTACGGAGTAAACAATGGCTACAACAACAACCAAGTATGACCCTAATTATGTATCACCATATATTGGTCCTAAGAAAAAAGAAGAAGAAGTCGGTGATGTTCCTGAATTAGAAAGCACCTATCGTTCACCTTACACAACACCTAAAGAAAATACTGCAACTGTTTACAACGAGGAAACTTTCCACGCTGATGCTCAGTCTATATCTGATTCTAGGGTGTTAGCCAGTAAGTTTATTAAAGCACCAAAGCGTCAGTCTGAAACTCAAGGTCAACACATTGCTGCAGAAATGGCACAAGGAATGCCTGCTCGTAGTATAGAGAGCATTCAGGCAACTCTGGGTTCTGAGAAAGCTTCTGAAGCTGATTACCAAGCACAGCATATCCAATCATTAAGCGATGGTGATTTCACACGCGAAAGTTTAGATTGGTTAGGCACTACACGTTGGAACATGGTTAAGACAGGTGAGCTAGCGTTTAGTGTTGGTGATTGGTCAGATGAAGAACAGCAGGCTCTTGTCCGCCTAATGGCTAACTATGAGGACCTACCCACTTCATGGAAGACTACTGGTCGTGCTGCTGAAGGTTTAGCCACTGACATGACTACTTATGTAGGCTTGGGCTTTGTTCTTAATACACTCTCTAAGATTGCTTTAAAACCTGCAGCAGGTGCATTAGTCCGTTCACTTCTTAAAACGACAAAAGGTGCAGGCACAGTAGGCGCTATTGAGGTTGGTGCTTACATGGGTGCTGACAACCTACTCAACCAAAAGATAGATGTTGATACAGGTCAGCGAGATAACTATGACTATGTAGAAACAGCAGCCTACACTGCGGCTGGTGCGGCTGGTGGTTATATAATTATTGGTGGACTAACAGCACTCACTCTCCGTGGTGCATCCAAAGGTTTATCTAAGAATGCTGATGAGGTTGTTGACGAGGTTGTTGATGAAGCCACACCTGTAGCTGATGAGGTTGTTGAACTTGGTGATGAATCTGCTGATGAAGTCATTGAGGCTGCACCAACACAGGTTGATGAAACCGATGAATTCATTGATGACTTAGACACAGTGTCTGATGATGATTACTTTGATGAGATGGTTGGTGAGTTGGGTGATGACATTCCTGAAGATGATTTGGCATTTCTATCTCGTAACATTGAGGAAGACTATGCTCAAGAACTAGCATCTGCATCTGCAAAAAGGTCTAAGAATATAGAAGACTTTGAGCAGTTAGTAGAGGAAGTCAAACCAACAACAGTAATGCCCAAAGGATTAGCAGGTGCAAAGCCTCGCTATAACTATGGTCAGGATTCTTACGATGTTAAGTTTGAAAGTGATGTTGATAAAGCACTCTATATTATAGCTGGTAAAGGTGAGTCTAAATCTCACATTGAGTACATGCGTTTCTTGCGCGGTGTGTTCCCTAATAAATCAGTTGAAGAAATAAAAGAGATGGGTGCTTCCGTCAAGGCTGAAATAAAAGAGTCTGCTAAAAACAAAGACTCTGATTTAGATGGTGACCTAGTAGTAAATGCTAAGTTTGAACCAACTAAAAAGCCTAGGCGACCTAAAGGTGAAAGTAAAGCACTAGATGAAAAGCCTAAGATGTACGATGAATCTAACACTAAGGCAATGCCCTACAACATCAACCGAATGAAGACAGCACAGGACACTAAGAACTTAGTTCTAGAGCGTTCTGAACAACATCGAAAGATGAACCCACTTGAAACTAAAACTCTGGATGAAGTAACAGAGGAAGGTAAGAAAGCTGCTAAAGAATTGGCGGAAGTTACAGGTGGAGACTTCACTGAAATTGTGAAGAGTCTTAGGGGTGACGTAGTTGAAATGGCTGCTATTGTAAACCGCATTAAAGCTACCCGTGATTTGCATGTTTGGACATTTGAAACAATGAAAGAGCTTGCTTACAAGTATAAAAAAGACAAGGGTCTTAGTGGTGCTGAACAGGGTGAGTTAGTTAAAGCAGTTCAAATGATTAACCAACTTGTTCCCCTAACCATCGACCAATCTGCAGGTGCTTCCAGAGTCCTAGGCTCAAGAAGGGCTATGGCTATATCAGACGATAGTTTAATTCGTGGTGGTATGGACCCAGATGCACAGGTTGCTGGTAAGCAGAGTGCAGAGGAAGCAATTGCGGAAGCTGAAGCTGAAGTGTTACTACCTGAACTAGATGCAAATGCAATAGAAGCTATAGCTAATGGTAATGGTCCTTTTGTTATCAAGGCTTTGGTTAACTCTATTATAGATGGCATTGAAAGCGGAAGGATTAAGAACCCTAGAACAGCTAAAGAGGCTTTAGTTCCCTCTAGAGTTAAGCGTGTTATCGCTGAGATAAACCGCGTCCGTGCTGGTTCAATGTTGGGTGGATTAACCACCATGACAATGGCTGCTGTGTCTAACCATCTCCATATGATGTATGAGCCTGCACTTGAATATGCAAGCCGACATAACTTTGGATTGACCAAGGCATCAAGGGCATCACAGGGTGCTGATAAGTTAGCCCGTGCTAGAGCATTAGCACAATACTCTGGCAACATGCAGTATTACTTGCAAGGTTGGAAAGAAGCAATGAAAGCTGTAAGGCTTGGCGTTCATCTTACTGACCCTAACGTAACTCACATGGAGTCTAGTGCAAACCTTAGAGGCAACAAAGGTAAGTCTAAGAAGCGTATTATTTATGAGAACATCACAGGCTACGCACACACTGTGCTTATGGCATTGGATGAACAACATAAATTCACACGCGCTCATTCTTTAGCATTTGCTGACGCAGTAGTTGAAGCTAAGAAATTAGAGATGAAAGCTGCTGAACAAGGAAAGGTTGCATTTAAAGAAGGTAGTGCTGAAGCTGAGTTATTTATACAGCAACACATTGCTAGAATGTTTGATGAGCATGGTGCAGTTAGAACACTTGATGATACTGGTACACCCCAAGGAAAGGCTGATGCAAAGTTAGGTGAAGCTATTATGCGTGAGATACGCATGGAGACTTTCACTGAAGAACTTGTTGGTTTTGTAGGTAGTGCAGTTAATGGAATAGCTGGAGGTGCTGGTGGATTAGGTGCGCTTATCCTTCCATTTAGACGCGCGCCAGTTAACTCTATTTCCTATGCAATGCAGTACGCACCTATACCTGAATCTATATTTGGCATTCCTGTTATGAGACTTATATCTCAAAAGCAAGATGCAATACTTAGGTCAGGTGATGAAGTGCAGATAGCTAAACTACGCATGCGTAAGAAAGTTGGAGCAATGGCAGGTACATACTTATGGTTTAAGGCTGACTCTGGTGAATTAACTGGTGGTGGTCCTAGTGACTACAAGATGCAGAAAGCTTGGATACAGGCAGGGAATAAACCCTACTCAGTTAAGATTGCTGGTGAGTGGATTCCTTATGCAAAGATTGAACCTTTCTCTACTGTGATGGGCGTAATGGCTAACTCACATTACATCTGGAAGATGGACCCAGAGAAATTTCAAGATGGAACTGCTCATGTTATCGAGGCTGTGCAAGTTGCTTTAGTTCAAAGCATACTAAACAAAGCCTACTTTACTGCTATAAGTGATTGGATGAAGTTGATGTCAGGTGAGGACGATATGCTAATGTCCACAATACAAGCTATAGGCACATCCTTTGTTCCTAACGCACTGAACCAAATGAACTCTGACCCTAATGTTCGTGAGGCTACGGACTTACTAGAGAAGGTTCAGCGTAAGATAGATGGATGGTCCCAAGAACTTGGGGCGCAGTATGACATTACAGGTCAGCCTATGTTGAAGCCTAATGATGGGTGGAATCTATTTAAGCAACCTAATGTTCGTGCAGATGAATCAAGTGTAGCGCAAACTGTTATGACAGAAATCTATGACTTGCGAGTTGTGCAAGATAAAGATGGATTGTTAGGTCCGCCACCAAGGAATCTAAGTGCAGGTCGCAAAGATTATCGTGAGGTTTATGACAGGAATGAAACTGAATCTGTGTACGCAAAGTACAACAGGTTTATAGGTGAAGTTACTATAAGAGGCAAGACTCTTGAAGAAGCTTTGTACGATAAAATAACTTCTGACCATTACCAGAATAAACCTAAATCACCTTACCTTGATGTTGACTCACCTCATATCGGAATCTTGTCGGACATTATTAAAAAATACAGAAAGAAAGCCAAGAGTAGGCTGCTTGATGAGTCCGATGCGTTCAGAGAACTTTATGATGTTCTTGACGATAAGAAGCGTGAAGTTAAATACGCACGTTAACTAACCATACCAAGCCCCTCAGTCGAGGGGTTTCTTTTACCCCCCCTTATTTAAACATAGAGAATTATAATGGCCTTATCCTTTGTGACATACACAGGTGACGGGAGCAATAGAATATTTAACTTAACATTTTCCTACCTTCAACAATCAGAAGTAGGTGTTAAAGTTGATAATGTTGCTGTCACATTTACATGGCTAGACTCAAGTAGAGTTCAGCTTACAACAGCACCAACATTTGGCGCATTCGTAGAAGTCCGTAGAACATCATCACGCACAGCGCGTGTTGTTGATTTCCAAGATGGCTCTGTACTGAATGAAGCTGCTCTTGATGCGGACAGTGACCAACTGTTTAACCTATCCCAAGAAGCATTTGATGCGTCAGCATCTACAATACCTTTAGACTTTAACAACACGTTTAATGTAGGCAGTAGACTGCTTAAAAACCTAGCAGACCCTGTAGACGCGAAAGACGCTGTTACCAAATCCTGGGCGGAGTCTGGGATGACCTCTCAGCTTGCTCTTGCAGACGCTGCACAGGCTGCTGCACTGGTATCACAAAACGCTGCATTGGTATCACAGAACGCCTCAGAAGCATCTAAGGTAATCTCTACAGCACAAGCTGTTATATCAACTACTAAAGCTGCTGAGTC